GATTGTTGATGCAGCAGAACCACGCAACGGCATCCTTTATGTTACAAAGGCAAGCCTGAAAGAAGTAAGTTTGGTACAGGCAGCGGCCTTTTCTAGTGCAGCAGTTCAATCAGTTGCAGCTAGTGAAGTCGAACCTGAACCAGTAGAGGAAACACAAACCCAACCAACCGAAAGTGAGGCCAGCGTGGAAAACGCTACCCCAGCACCCGAGGTAGAAGCCGCCCAAACGGTGGAAGCCTCACAACCAAAATACACACCAATTGCACACACTTCACCCCGTAGCCCAATTTTAACGGGTGGAAATTATCTTGAGCACTCAATCCGCGCAAAACTTGGCAACGAGGATTCCCGTCAATGGGTTTTAGCAGCTGATGATTCTTTCACAACAAACCCAGCATTTTCACCAGTAAGTTATGTTCGCGATGTTGCGCAAAATACCAACGCTGATCGCCCAGTTATTGAAGCGTGCGGTGGAACTCGCCCGCTTAATAGTTACGGGATGACGGTAAGTATTCCAAAAATTACGGCAAATAGTACAGCCGCAACCGTTGCAGAAGGTGGCGACCCAACCGCAACAACCGCAATCACTTCCGCTTATATCAACGCAACTGTCATTAAAAAAATGGGATTCCAACGCTACAGCGTTGAGTTGCTTGACCGCAGCGATCCCTCCTTTTATGAAATTATGCTCAAGAACCTCAGAGATGCGTATGCTCAAGCAACTGATGCTTATGTAATTGCACAAATTACTGCTGGCGGTACACAAGCAACTGCAACAGCCGCAGATTCAGCCGGTATTATTTCATTCGTATCAACTGAATCTCCTGCCGCTTATACCGCAACAAAGCGCACCGCAACCGCATTTGCATCTGGAACATCCATTTGGAGTCTTTTAATGGGCGCAACAGATACAACAGGGCGACCAATTTACAATGCCGGAAATCCTATGAATAATGCCGGATCTGCAATTCCGACAAGTGTTCGCGGAAATGTCCTCGGCTTAGATTATTATGTTGATCCAAATATGGTTTCAACTTCAATTGATGAGTCTGCATTTATTATTGAGCCAAACTCAATTGAAATCTTTGAGAGCCCTGCTCTTACACTTTCTACAAATGTACCAACCACAGGTGAAATTGAATTGGCACTTTACGGCTACATTGCCGCAGGTGTCACATTCGCAGGCGGACTTCGCCGTTTCAATCTAACCTGATCTAAACCCTAGACCGGCCGCCCCTTGCCCCTAGTCCGGCAGGGGGTTGGCCTCTAAACTGAAAGGAGCAACCAATGGCCGCCACTTATGTGACGATGGCTGAACTTCGCACAAATCTTGGCATTGGCACGCTCTATTCAGATTCAGTGGTTGAGGAAGTTTGCCAAAGTGCTCAAGACATAATTGATTCCTACCTTTGGTATAACCAAGCACTGGTTTATTCAACTGCTCTAGACAACAACATTGCGACAATCACAACAACACAGCCCCACGGATTTGTTACCGGCCAAAGCGTAACAATTACCAAATCAGACACCGCAACATTTAACGGCACTTACACAATAACTGGCTATACAGAATTTACTTTTACTTATTCAAGAACAGCCAGCAATCAAATAACACATTTAGTGCGACCTTATGGGCTAGTTAAAGGGCCAAATCACAGCACCGCTTATGCAAGCGTTGCAGCAGTGCGTGAAGCCTCAATGATGATTGCCGTGGATATTTGGCAAGCACGCCAAGCCCCAAGCGGACAAGGCGCAAGCATTGACGGCTTTGCACCTTCACCATTTAAGATGGGCAACACCTTGATTGCCCGCGTGCGTGGCCTTCTTGCCCCATATATGGCCCCAACAGCAATGGTTGGATAATGCCAACAGCAATAACAACCCTGCGAACAACACTTGCAACCACTTTGGCCAATGCTGGTGTTTGGAGCACTTTTGCCTTTCCACCTAGCGCACCAATTGCCAACTCAGTTGTTGTGATGCCTGATGATCCGTATTTGGTGCCAAACAACCAGACCAGATCCAGCATTCAGCCATTTGCACGGTTCAAGATTATGATTCTTGTGCCCCTTCTCGATAACCAAGGGAACCTCAATAGCATTGAAACCTTTGCCGTAGCCGTGTACACCAAACTTGCAGCAGCTGCATACACCCTTAACATTTCAGGATTTAGCGCACCTTCAACCCTAGCCCTAGCAACGGGCGATCTTTTGACAATGGATTGCTCAATCGAAGTATTAACGGATTGGAGTTAGGAATGAATTACAAAGTTTTAGCAGGCACAGTGGGTGGCAAACTAGCCGGTTCAATCATTACTGAGAAGGACTTAAGCCCAAACACTAACATTGAAGCACTCATACAGGGTGGCTCAATCAAACCGGTAAACGAAAAACCAAAGAAAGATGAGGACACAGAATAATGGCAACAACAACCTTCTTAAATAATACTTTGGTTGTGACGCTTAACTCGGTTGATATAAGCGACCAAGTTACAGCAGCAACAATCAATCAAGCATTCGATGAATTGGAAACCACCACAATGGGAAGTCTTTCACACACTTTCGTTGCTGGTTTGGAATCTAGCACCGTAACGCTGGACTTTTTGAACTCTTATGCATCAGCCGAAGTTGCAGCAACCTTGCAAGCAGCTTATGGCACGACCGTGCCTTTGACAATTAAACCAACCAGCGCAGTAATAAGTGCAACAAATCCTGAGTACCAAACCACAATCTTGGTAAACAACCTCACACCAGTAAATGGTGCAGTTGGCGATCTCAGCACACAATCCATCACTTTCACTTGCAACAGCAAAATTGTTGTGGATGTAACCGCGTAACAACTAACCTGAAGGGCTAGGCAATGGCTAAGTTAAAAATAACACGCACTACCGGTGAGGTTCAAGAATTTGAAATCACACCAACAATTGAATATGCATTTGAACAGCATTACAAAAAAGGCATTCATAAATGTTTTTCTGAGGATGCTATGCAATCGCAGGTCTATTGGTTATGTTGGGAAGCCATCCGGCGATCCGGCGAAACCGTGCCAGTGTTTGGTGAAAAGTTTTTGGAAACGCTGAAGGCAGTGGAGGTATTAGATAGCGACCCTTTAGGGGATTGAGTGGCAAAGACTCACTCACCTATTTGGTCGCTAGTCTAAGTGTTGAAACTGGGATTGCTCCCAGCGAGTTTATCGGGATGGATCCGGTAATGCTCAAGATGATATTACGAGTGCTAGAGGAAAGGACAAAGGCAATCAAGGATGGCAACCGAAAAAGAAGTGGTCGGACTTGAGCAAACTTTGAAAGTACTCAAAAAAGTACACCGTATTGTTTACGATGAAATGAACAAAGAGATTAAAGTTGTTTTAACTGAAATCAGAGATGATGCCAGAGGATTTGCGCCTAGTACGACCCCTGCTGGTTTAAGCAATTGGGCTAAGCAAGCACCCGGCACAGTTTGGGAACGCTTAATTTTTGACCCTGCTGCAATCAGGAAAGGCATAGGTTTTAAGATAGGCAAGACTAAAATTAATCAGCAAGGATTTAGCAGCTTGTTCACTATCATAAACAAAAACGCAGCCGGTATGATATACGAGGTGGCAGGTACTAGAAATCCTAACGGCAGACCACCGGCAGGAAACTACAAACGCACTCAAACTAAAAAATATAGCAAATCCTATAATGAGGATGCTGGCAGACATTTTATTGATGCCATAACCGCCCAAAGTGTCGCAGTTAGAGGCAAGCAAGGCCGGTTGGTAATCAGAGCCGGAGAGAAAAATCAAAAGCGTGCAAGGGCTGCAATCTTGGTTTCTATAACTAAGGCCACACGAATAGCCCACGAAAAGATGCCAAAGGCGGTGGCATAATGGCGGCCGAGCCAGCAATTAAATACAGCATCATAACTGCCTACTCAAACAAAGGTGTTGCAGCTGCTGAAAAAGGATTGGCAAAACTTAGCAAATCATTTAAGAAAACAAGCCTTGCCAGAAAATTAACCTTTGCAGCAATGGGTGCTAGTTTTGTAGCCCTTGCCAAGTCCTCAGCGCAGGCAGCAATTGCAGATGAAAAAAGCATCAAGGTGCTGTCATTTACTTTGGATAATTTAGGGCGATCATTTCAACAAGTGCCAATTGAAAACTTTATAGACAAGTTAAGCAGAGCAACAGGCATTGCTGACCAAGAAATTAGGCCGGCGTTTGGTCAAATAATTACCGTCACAAATGATTTAGCCAAATCTTATGAGGCGTTGGCTCTTGCAACTGATATTGCAGCAGTAACCGGCGATGATTTTACAGCAATCACAGATGCGTTAAGCAAAGGTTTTGCTGGGCAAACAATGGCATTAAAGAAACTTATACCAGGATTAGATCAAGCTGCACTAAAGGCCGGTGATATGAGTGCATTGATGGAACAATTAAACAAAACATTTGGCGGGGCGGCAAAAAACAATATAACAACTTATGCAGGCCAGTTGGCAATCTTAAAAATATCAGCAGGCAAAGCCTTGGAAAATATAGGCAAAGGTTTGATCAGTTTCTTAAAAGGATTTACTAAGACTAATTCTATTACTGATTTGGGTTTAGCACTTGAGGATTTAGGCATTAAAATAGGCGATATATTCAGAGGTTTGCCGGTTTACATTAAAACCTTCTTTGCCTCAACAGATAAAGCGTTCCAAGATAGTTGGTTTGGTCGCAATGTCTTATTGCCTTTGATCAATGCACTTGGTAAAGGCTTATCAGATGCAGCTACAGCAGCCTCGGCAGCTGGTAAAAGAATTAGAGAAATGGAAGTTGCTGGTGGTTGGGGCAGGCTATTTGATACAACAGTGATCAAAAAGTTTAATAAGGCAACAAACAAAACCACTGAGGATATGAAAAAAGCGGCAGCAACAACCAAGTTGCAAGGTATGTTTGACATTGATGCCATACAAATAGCAGCTGCACTTAAGGGCAAAATTAGCGACCTAGACCGCGCAAGCCTTTTAGCAATGCGTGCCCTTAAGACCGAGGATACTAACGACGATATAACAGCCTTAAAAAATCTAGAACAGGCCAAGATCAACGCGGATGCAGCAGACCGCGCACGCAAGATTTCAGCACTTCAAGACACCATAGCGACCAACAAATTAGCCTTGGCAGATGTTGAAAGCACCTTGGCCAAAATAACCAAACTGCCAGTGCCAATTGTCACTTATGCCGGTGGATTGTTTGCAGGTACTTCACTTGCACCAGGTGGCACAAATGCTGGAACGCAAGCACCAATTGCGCCATCAATGCCAGTGATGCCAAGCACAAACGCTGGTGGGGCCACTGCACCTGATTTAAGTGGTTACAGCGCAACAGAACTAAAACAAGGTTTATTGGGGCCAACTACCGTAAATATGACATTTAACGCTGGTGTTATATCTGAGGAAGCGAAGTTGGCAAGAATTATGCAAGCAGCCTTGCAAGAGGCCAACCGCAACGGTTGGAGCACTTCAGGTTTGGCAACCGGATGAGCCTGCCCGCAATTGCGGTAATTCTTAACTTCTCAAGTGGCCCGTCATTTGGTCAGGCAATGATTATTGGATCTGGTGTACTTGGCGTAAATGTTTTGGCCGATGCTGCAACCATTACAGCCGATGTTTCAAACACAGTGCAGGCGGTCAATATCAATCGAGGCCGTAACGCACTCAGCGATGTATTTCAGACCGGTACTTGCAGTGTTGTGATTGCAGATCAAGAAGGTGCATTTAACCCCGAAAACACGGCCAGCCCTTATTACGGCTTAATACAACCATTGCGCAAGATCACCATCACTGCCACAGATCCAGCCACTGGGATTGTTTGGGCGATGTTTGCGGGTTACACCACCGGATTCAATTACCAGCAAAGCCGAGATGTTGGGGTTGTAAGCACAACCACAATCACAGCCGTAGATGGATTTAGACTTGCCAACCTTGCCACGCTTACAACCGTTGCAGGCTCGTCAGCCGGAGATTTGAGTGGCACGCGAATTGGGCAGATTTTGGACAGCATTTCTTGGCCAGCCTCAATGCGCGATATTGATGCAGGGCAAACCACGGTGCAAGCAAATCCCACAACTAGCGCAACAGCCCTTGCAAAATTACAACAATGCACGGATTCAGAATATGGAAGCATTTACATTGATGCCTCTGGCAATATGGTTTTTCAAGATAGAGCGTTCACTGCATCAAGTATTGGTGCCACCCCAACGGTGTTTGCTGATGATGGCACCGCAATCCCTTATTCACAGGTTAAGTTCTTATTTAATGATGATTTGGTTTACAACTCTGGAAGCGTTACGCGAATTGGTGGCACAGCCCAAACCGCCGAAAATGCAGCATCTATCGCCCTTTACTTCAAACACTCTTACAATCGTACTGATTTGATTATGCAAACCGATGCAGTGGCCTTGGATTATGTCAGGGCTTATATTGCATCTAGGCAAGCAACCGCGGTGCGCACAGATATGTTGAGCATTGATCTAAACACAACCAGCACGGCCGGTGTCACAGCTGCATTGGAGTTGGATTACTTTGACCCAATCACAGTAAAGAGCACACAACCAGCAGCTACGGGAACCAGCACTCTGGACAAAACCTTGCAGATCTTTGGGGTATCTCACGCGGTTACGCCAAACACTTGGGTTACAACCTTTACAACTCTTGAACCGATCATTGACGCATTCATTATTGGGTCAAGTCAATACGGGATTTTAGGCACTTCGGTACTATCATACTAACCACAAAGGAGCAATAGATGGCAACAGGATTTCCAGCAGCAACAGGTGATGTGCTTAGTGCTGCAATGTTTAACGGGCTAGTGTCCTACACAATTAACACTCAATCTGGTGCGACTTACACACTTGCAAGCACTGATCAATATCAGGCACTTGTTATTACCTCTAATGCATCAACCAAGACCGTAAGCATTCCAACAAATGCGGTAACAGCCTTTCCAACCGGCACTGCAATTACGATCTTAAACACTGGTGCAGGATTGCTTACAATCAATGCCGTAACAGCAGGCACAACTACAGTGACCAGTGCCGGTGCAACAAGTGCGAGTCCTACCGTTGCGCAATATAAAGCAGCGGTGTGCATTAAAACTGGCACAGATACTTGGACAGTTGTTGGAGCAGTTGCATAATGATCGGCAACATCGTTTCTGCAATCACAGGTCCACCATTACCAGGAAGTCCATCAACAGTTGAGTATTTGGTCATTGCTGGTGGAGGCGGAGCAGCGAACTCAGGTGCAGGTGGCGGTGGCGGTGCTGGTGGTTATTTAACTTCCACAAGTTTTGCAGTTACAGGTGGGGTCGCATTATCAGTAACCATTGGTGGTTCTGGCGCAGGTGTAACTGGTAATAATTATGGTGGAGATGGTGGCAATTCAACATTTAGCACCATAACTGCTACCGGCGGTGGCGGTGGTGGAACTTCTGGAACTGGTACGGGTAACGGGCGCACTGGTGGTTCAGGTGGTGGAGGTTCATATACCGGAACAGGTGGAACAGCAACTGCAAGTCCGACGCAAGGTAATGCAGGTGGAGGCGGTGGCGGTGCCAATGCTTACGCTCAAGCCGGCGGAGGCGGCGGTGCAGGTGTAGCGGGTGTAGCAGCTACTTCTACGGTTGGCGGTGCTGGTGGTAATGGTTTATCAAGTTCCATAAATGGAACGGCAACAACTCGAGCAGGTGGCGGAGGCGGAGCGGTTGATTATCGTACTTCTGCCCCAGCAACTCAGGGCGCGGGTGGTACTGGCGGAGGCGGTAACGCAGCTTTAGGTTCAGGTGGTAATGGCACAATTAATACTGGCAGCGGTGGTGGAGGATCTGGTTACAATGGCGGATTTGGCACTGGTGGTTCCGGTGGCTCTGGCATTGTGATTATTGCTTATCCTGATAGTTTCAAAGCAGCAACTTTGACTAATTTAACTTATACCCAGCCAACGCGCTCAGGCTATCGGGTGTATCAAATTACAGCCTCTAGCGCAGGAACGATAACCTTCTAATGGCTCATCACGCAAAAATAGAAAACGGAATTGTTACCACAGTGATTGTTACTTGCGATGCAGATGAGGATACTTTTGCAGATCGTATGCTTGCCGAAACGGGCGAACAATGGGTGCGTACCAGTTACAACGGGCGCATACGCTACAACTACGCGGGAATTGGCTACACCTACGATGCCGATGCAGATGCCTTTATTGCACCTGATCCAGAGTGTCACCCTGAAAGAATCTTAAACACCGACACTTATCAATGGGAGTGCAGCAATGCCGACCACAACCCTCAAATCAGATAACGGTTGGCCAGCAAGCAAAGATCCTGCTGAGATTGGCATCAAGTCATATTTGATTAAGGGCACTGACATAAAGATTAGATGTGCTAAAAAGGCAGGCCCATTGTTGGCGGCATTTGCAGCTGAGTTTAATGAGAAAATTGAGCCGATTGACAAAGGCGCACTAGATGATTGGGGCTATTGTTTCCGAATGGTTCGCGGTCGTGAGGATCGCCTAAGTAACCACAGCAGTGGCACGGCCATTGATCTGAACGCAAACCGGCACAAACTTGGTGATGAAAATACCTTTGCCGAGGGCAAGGCTGCAATAATTATTGAATTGTGCGCCAAGTACGGCTTAAAGTGGGGCGGTACTTATCGCAACCGTAAAGATGAAATGCATTTTGAAGTTTGCCTGACCCCTAAACAGGCAACAGAGCGCATCACTGCGCTTGGATTGGAGCAGTAAATGGCAGCACAAATAAAAGCAGCTTGCGGAACTTATATCCGTGCTTTGCTAACCATCCTATTGACCTTGATGGCCACAATAGGAAAATCACCAATTGAGTTTTCTGGTGAGGATTGGAAAATGGTAGCCAATGGACTTTGGGCATCTCTTTTGCCGGTCATTATGCGTGCCTTGAGCACAAATGATGACAAATACGGTAGAGCACCAAAAGAGTAAAGCCCGACACGCAGGGGTGGATGTTGCGCAATGTCTGCCCCTAGTGTCACACTGATAGTCCGGACTAGAAAGGACTAGAAAATGGCAGCAAACACCGCATTTGCAGTAATGGTGGCAATGTACATAGCAATTTGTTTTGGATGCGTACTTCTTGGCTACGCAATAGGCCACCGAGATGGCAAGCACATAGGTTACAAACGAGGCCGTGCGATCGGGTACACCAAAGCCAAGCAAGATTGGAACCTATCTAATGGCATTTAACCTAGATGATTACCAACCAGTTGATGAGCGCATTGCCCTATTTTGGGTGAAATATCCTGAAGGTCGCATTGATACCGATTTGGTGTTCAACGATGGCAAGTGTTTTATTATCAAAGCCACTGCCTATCGTAATGACGGCACGATTATTGCCATTGACTACGCGCAAGAGATCATTGCAACTCACGGTGTGAACGCTAACTTTGCCCTTGAGAATGGTTGCACCAGTGCGATTGGCCGAGTGTTGGCCACCGCTGGATTCCAAGCCAAGATTGGCAAACGCCCAAGCCGTGAGGAAATGGCTAAGGTGCAAAGGGTTGCAGCTGGTGATCCAGTGCCAAACGATGATCTTTGGAACAAACCAGCAGATCCAGACTTGGCAACGGCAATGCAAGTATTAAGTGCAATTGCCACACCGATTGAGCGTGAGCCAAATGAGCGTGCGCACCCTTGCAAACACGGCACTAGAGCACACAAGAGTGGAACCAGTGCAGCGGGCAAGAAATGGGAGGGTTATTTTTGCGAGGCAACACCTAAGAGCCAACAATGCGCCCCAGTGGGTATGGATGGAAAGGAATGGGTTAAGCGTGGCTAGAAAATTAATTGCAAAATGTAAATGCAAAAACAAATCTTTTTCTATGGAAGTTTTAGATGACCAGCAGTTAAGTTCAAATGAGGTGTTTAAAATGTTTTACAGAAAATCTATGCAACCAGTTTTTCATTTTAAATGGGATCCC